GTCAAGCATTTTCATAAAATTATTTTTATTTTATTATTTTTATTGAATTTAAATTAACATTATGTTAATACTACAATTTATACTTTTTGTCAACTCTTAATTAATATTAAAATCGCTTGCTACTTATTTCCCGTTAGGTACTGTTCACAAGCGATAAATGTAAAATCATTATAGACTGTTTTGCAAGGCATATTCTGTACCCACCATTCGTCAGCACGTTTTACCGTGGAAGTTCTGATCGAAATACAAAATAGAAGTCTTAATGTCTTACTTTTTAAGTATAACATAAAACCTCTATTTTGTCAATATATTATTTCCCTAATGTAATAAAGTATCTTTCTTTTTCATTAATACTTTCATTACTAAAACTAATTAAATTATAATCAGTTGTTTTAATTAAATTTTCAACGTGAATCATACATCTTTCTCTATTAGAAAAAGTTAATATTTTTATATCTTTAATTGATCCTTTTTTATAAAAATTAATATGTAGTTTAACACTCTTTTTATCAATATACCTAACATCAACATTCTTTTGATTCTTTTTATTTTCCTCTATCGTGTATTTCATTCTCTACCTTCTCTATCAGCTTATTTAAATTCCATTGAGCTTTCTTTAAATCCTCAAGCTCCTTACCTTTCTTATTTGACCTACAAACATATTTGATAACATTACCCTTCAGAAAACCTCTAGTTTCCATCAAATCAAAATTACTTTCCATAACTTCAATAGGTTGTATTCCCTCGTGATAATGATTAGGTTTATTTATTATATCTTCTTTATTTTTTTCACCAATTTTAACATCATTATTCATACATTGTTTACAAAGTAAAGTTATAGAGTTAATTTCAACATCTCTTTCACAATAAGTACAAGTCATATCAATACCCATCCTTAGCTCTACGAATATTTTCTTCACTCTTATTCATGTACGCTTCAAACAATTCATCTTTACTATAACCACACGCTATACCTAACCACATCAAACAACCAAAAGCGTTTTTGTAATCTATTCTACCTTTCATTTTATTGTTCATAAGCTCATTAAATTCTCTAGGAATATGACCACCTTGTGTATAGAAACTTAAATCAACCTTATTTTTAAACCATTCCCTATTATCAGTTGAACCAATAATACTAACTAAAAATGCTAAACAATCAGACCATTCGTATTTAATCCTAAAATCATTGTGTTTATGACTAGTTTTCCAATATTTAAAGAAACCAATTTCATTAGCAAGCTCACATAATTCAACTTTAAAAGCAATAACTCTATCGCTTAAAGTGTTATTGAAATCATACTCTTCACCTAACATAACACTCACAAAAGGTCTGTTATTTATTCTCTCTTCATGTTTATCGCTTAACTTTTTAACAATAATAGAATCAACTTCACTTTGTTTATCAAATATCATATCTAAAGTAATCATACCCCCAACACCTCCATTAATTCACCTTCATTAAAACCTCTAATAACATTTATTTTAATTTTTTCTTCATTGTTTTCAATAACTTTAGATTCATATGTAAAAGTAGGTAAAGTATTACTAATCAACACACTTTCTAAATAAGCTTTTGCATTAGTATTTTTATCAATATTAATTTCTTCAATGTTAACCTCCACCCCTTCAGGTGGATTATTCAACATAAATTTAGCTCTCATACAATTAGGACAACTATTTTGTGTATACATTTTCATATTAATTTTCATTTCTCATTCTCCTTTATCTTATCTTCAATTAATAATTTAACACTATCAATAGCACTTTTAAATTCTTCAGGCGAATAGTTTCCATTCTTCCCTACTTCAACAATTTCTTTCATGCAATCAACTACTTTATTGCTATCCATCACTTAACCTCCTTTTTATACTTTTCAACATTAAAACCAACCCAATTATCAGAATCCATTCCAATCAACTCAAAAGCATCTTCTAAAAGCATATTTTGAATAACATTTTTAGTTGTGTCATCAACTGAATAAGTATAAGATAACTCACACCATTCCTCATACTTTTTTTCAGGCTCATATAAATTTTTAAGTCTTTCAATCTCTCTATCTTTTTCATTAATCTTTTTTCTTAAATCACAATTTTCAATAATAGCATATTTATTTTTTTCAATTTCTTTTTTATAATTATTTCTTTGTTTTTTAACTTCTTGTAATACATTATCTTTTATTTTTAATTTTCTTTTACCATTAAATTCTAAACAAGATAATTTTTCTTTAAGTCTTTCTATTTTTTTATCCTTTTCTCTAATTTCCATTTCATATGATTCATAATTATAATTACTAATTTTAATAGATTCTTCCAACTCTTTTTCTAGCTCTAAAATTCTTTTTAATTGTTTACCATTCACTTTTTCTAAATTCTCCTTCTCCTTAACCACCTTCAAAAAATCAGTTTCACTAACAAATCTTTCACCCTTAAAATAACACCTCATTACACTCATTCCCTTTTCCTCCTTTTTAACTTCCAAACATTCTTCACAAATAGGTTTCAACATCCATATTTCACCATCATTCGCTTTATTTGTATTGCAATAACAACAAGTCCATTGAGATAACATAACTTTCCCTCCACACAAAAAGGGATCAGAATTAACTGTCCCTTTATTTAATTTTTCTTCTTTCATTTCATATACTTAATATAACACTTAATCAATATTTTTGCAACTATTAATTATTAACACTTTCAGTTCCAACTTGAGCGAATGTAACATAAGTTAAACTATTAACAGGTAAAGCTTCTAATTCTGTAATTATTTCTTCTAACTTTTTACGATTAATTGTAATAGTTGTATCTGTTTCACCGCTTGGTTGATATGTATAATTTCCACTATAACTATTTAAGCCAGCATCATCATATGTAACCACAACTTTTATTTCATATGTACCATATTTACCAGTTGATTTCATATTAAATTTAACAATATTATTTTCAATCTGATTATTAGGAACTTGCACAAATTTTTGTTGATAAGTAGTTGTGTTATCATTGTAAATACCATGATCAACCGATCTTAATTCAACTTCTCCACTATCAACTTTTGCTTTAAAATATATTTGAACATATTGTAAACCAATTCGAACATCCTGCGGCAATGGAAACTCAAATGTTAATTCATCAGTTTCCGCAACCCTTAATTCGCTACCATAAATTTGATCGTATTGTGTTTGTGTAAATTCTACACCATTAAAATATGCAATATTAGGGTTTTCAATTACGCTACCAGCAATTTTACCTTGAAAAGTTAACTCTTTTTCTTGAATCATAATTGATTCTCACTTTCATCAACAATTACTAGTTTAACTAATTTAAATTTAATAAAACTAAAAGGAGATAATTTCTCTTTATCTTCAATACTTAAAGGATACGCTTCATCTAATTTACTAGTAAAACTAGTTCCTTGAAGGTCACCTGTTTCACTGACTTTAAATTCTTTTAAATACATTCCCTCTCCAACTTGTCCAATTGTTTTTTCATTCATTTTAACAACATCCCTTTCTACATCTTCTTTATTGCCGCACACTTCACAACCATATTTAATTAATGTTTGTGTTTTCTCAATAGTAATATCTTTATTATAACAATTACCACATAATAATTTAAATCTATCCACATTTTTCACCTCCTTTCAAAACAATCTTATCATGTCACATTTATTTAAGTCAACTTATCTATCTCTTCTTTTATTATCTTTATTTCCCTTTCTAAAATAATTCTTTGATTAATTTCAATTGTTCTTTTCAATATCCATTCTTTTTCATATAATTCTTTTTCTGCTAATTCAAGCTTCCTTTTCTGACAACCCTCACAACTCATCCCCTCAACTCCACGTATTCAACATAAAATTTATGTTTAATAGTATTTAAATTTCTAGCGCTTATTTCAGCTAATTCTTTTGTCTTATAACCACTAAAAATACTCATTTTTTCTTTATGTATTACAACCCACATTATCTTTTTATCTCCCTTATCATTTTATTAATTTCATCTATTTTATCTCTATTAGATTTATCAATAATCCAATAAATATGATTTACTATATAAAAAACACTAAAGAAGTTCCATATTTCTTGCATTATTCACACCTCCACAATACTAAATTTAGGATGCTTAAAATCAATCATAGCATCAACTAATTGTTTTTTCAAATCTTCCTTATCTTTATTTACAATGTAACCTTGAAACCCTTTCCCTTCATACATCAAACCAACATTCCATTTTTCATAACCATCTTTTCTTAATGAATCTGTCGTTGATCTTAGTGCTCCTTCTAAATATGCATCTATTGTTATATCATCTAATAGGGAAAAATCAACATCGTTGATTAATCCCAAATGAGTATATATTGCATACATAATCCCCACTTTTATTTTGGACTTGAATTTATACACATCTTTTTCAATCATTTATTCCACATCCTTTTATACATCAAAATTCTTTCTTTTCGTTCTCTTAATTCAATTATTTTTTCTTTTACAAATTCAGATGTGAAATCATTACAAAACATTAATTCATTTTCAAGAATTTTTATCTTATCGTTTATAACTATTATCCTAACATCTTTCTCAATCATTTCTTCATTCCTTTCTTTAACAATCTTTTTTCTTTTTCACTTAAACTTTTCGCGACATCATAATAGTAAATAAGTTTAGCAAATCTACTATGTTTTATTTTCATATATCGTCTTTCTCTTCCCTTCATTCCTCTCCCTTCTTCCCTTCTCTTAATCCATCTTCTAAAACAATATCAGGTAATCCCTCAAGGTAATATATTTCAGCTTCATCACTTGTCCAACCAATATAAGTTCCTTTATCTGTATAAATATATTTTCTCATTTTACCCCTCCCCTAGTTCAATGAAAACTTCCTAATCTTAAGCAAAGTTCCTCCCCTAACTTGAGAAGGCATTAATTTTCCAACACCTCTCCATTTAGGTTTCGCTGGACAATACGGGTCAATACTTAATCCGATTTCAAATTCATCAAATTCAACAGTGTCAGCAATATGTCTTTGCATACCAGCACACTTTAAATTCTTATCTAATGTTCTTTGGTCTTTAGGGGTTTTCTCCCACTCTTCTTTCGAACAATGTTTTAACACTTCTACCATATCTCCCCATCTATCTTCTTTCATTACTTTTTTAGCATATAACATTTCACAATATGTTTTTGCACGGTGGAATTTAGCATATTTAAATTCTCCTTCTTTATCCCACATTCCTAAATCGTCAGGATGTATTTTATGTAAAATTTCTTTTGGTGTTTCTACCCCTTCTAAATGAATAGAGTCAGTATCACAATAGACGAATCTATCATAACATAGCATAATTGTTTCTACTAATTCTTCTCTTGCATAAGCAGTAACAAAGCTTGCATAAGCGGTGTAAATTGGATCAGCTGGAGGAGGGTCTTCATCTTCAACCCTAAATCCTAAACTTTCATCATCTTCCCACAAAAAAGGTTCAACATTTAAACGAATGGTATTCGTGCCGAATTTCCCATAAGGACTATTTAACATTAATTTACTCAGTTCTTTTAATGCACCATTACCATCTTGACTAGCTTGTA